TTAGAAATTACTTTCAAAAGTTTTCATGTCTTGAGGTTCGTGCTTTTTGGGGTGGAGATGGTTGTATATGTCTTCAAGGCATGCCTTACAGGCGTCCGCAAAGACTTTTGGATCTAATTCCGCCTCCACGTTTTCTTCCTTTAGTTCCATCCTTATTTTTGTTACGCCATATCCGATTTCCGCTAATTGATCTTTGCTGATAGGATATAAGCCCGAAACCATCTGGATTTTATAACCAAAAGGGTCAAGATTATAAATATCTCCATCGTCATCTATGTACATATATGCATGTAAAGCCGGTCTATTGGACAAATACAAACATAAGTTTTGACCGTTTCTGAGTTTTAGGAGCAATCTGCCTTTTTCGGGCATAGTATGAGGGAATACATTTGCAAAAGCAATACCAAGATAAAAGGATGTATCTTTAGGGGTTATATGTTCTTCAAGATTCATGTCATAAGTAGCGCAGGCGCCTGAGTAGTCAGTTCTATAAATAGTTTGATAAAATGATATAATGGTTCTGCCGTCAGAATCTTTTAAATCAAGCCAAATGCTCCCTGAGGCAAAGCATGATATGCTAGGGAGGAGTAAAAGTAAAATTAATAATTTCTTTTTCACGATCAAGTTATTTAAATTATCAGATTTCCTTTAGGTTATAGATGCACTATATTGATACTTGCCAAAACTCTATACCACCCACGTACGTTTGACATGTTGATCTCAAAATCATCGTATTTTGAATTGATGGAGTGGCATATAATCTTGTTCGGATCTTTGCTTTTATGTACCTCTTTGATCACGATGCCATCTAGCGTATCAAGGACATATACTGTACCCCATTCGATAAAAACATTTGGGTCAGCCTTTTTTATCAAAACCCTACTGCCTGACGGATAAGTCGGATACATACTTTCACCATATACGGTAATGGCAAAGCTAACTTTGGCTATCGGGGATATTATCTTTTCACAGTCGGCAGCAGCAGCGCCATCAGAGTCAAACCCCACAAGACTACCTCCGGCAGCGGTCATGGGCAAGAGGTACGTTTCGTAATCTTTATGATCGTCATCCGGTTGAGGCTCTTTCTTTTCTTTCAACATTTCGCCCTCGCCTGTCAAAAGCCACGCTTTGTCGATTTCCGGAAATACAGATAAAATCTTAATTGACATTGACCGACTAATCGATTTTGTTTTGCCATTTAATATATCATATATGGCTTGCGGTCTTTCTATGCCAATCTTTTCGGAAAACGCTTTTGCGCTTAAATTACAATATTTCAGTAATTTAGAGATTATATCACACGCTGTCACACTTCCCATATAACTAAATTATGTTAAAATACAGATATTATCTGTACTTTATGTTGGAGATACAGATATTTTCTGTATCTTTGCATTGTTACTAATTACGATACAAAGGTAATCATTTTGTGAGATACTTGCAATAGTAAGAATAGACTATTTGATATAAAAAATACATGGCAAAGGAATATTCTTTTAGGAAAGGCTGGAATCAAGTCCGAAAAAAAGACGCCAAAAAGATCAAGGCGGAGATCATGACGGCATTCGAGATCCGCGGTAGAATGTCTTGGATCAGGCACCTTAACGGAACGATTGAACCGAAAATTAGTGAATACAAAAAAATCAATTCCATATTCCGAAAGTATGGAATCACAGAGGTCTGGGGAGAAAATTAAAATGAAGAAAGACGAAACTAACAACTTAACAAAAAGAGAAAAGCAAATTGCGGAACTGTTTGCGTGGGGAGCAACCAAAAAGGACGTTGCCAACAGACTGTTTATATCCGAAAACACAGTCCAAAACCACGCTGCCAACATCTTCAGGAAGATTGGAGTAACAAAGATCAACGAACTGTCCGCCTGGTGGTTCTGCACGCGTTACAACATCTCGTTTGACCTGTCACCTATCAAGCGTCAGGTGATTGCCCTGATACTCCTTGTTGTGGCAATGCCCAGCATGTTCTCAGGGCGAAACCTGATAAGGTCGGAAAGGAGCACCGTTCGGGTAGAGAGAATGGAAAGGAGGAGTTGAGGCTATGGAAGAGCGAATCGAGGAGTTATTAGAAAAAATCGAAAGGCTGTCGCTCTTGGCAGCGAAGAACGTCCTCACAGTCTCTGACTTGGCGGTATTGATGGGCGTATCGGAAAGCCGAATCCGCCACATGGTGCATGACCACGACCTCCCATACTACCGGCAGGGGAAAAAGATATTTTTCAAAAAATCGGAAATCGAGGATTGGCAGCTTGACTCGAGGGTGCCATCCAATCAGGAGATAGAAAACAAGGCTGACACATACATCACCTTGAAGAGATTAAGATTACAATAACTTAAAAATAACCATTATGGAAGCTGAAGATTTAAAATCATTTGCATATACGGTCGCAGGACTGTTTATGGCGTATTTCATCATATTAATATTTGCATGAGATGAAGAATTTTATCGAGCATCGAGGTCTATTGGCATCATTGATAGCCGTCTTGGCGGTTATAGCAGTTTTAGGACTGATGGCTTTGTTTGTCGTTTGGCTATGCAGCCTGCCGATCTGTCCAGGCAAGGGCTTATTTGGAAATATCGTGGTCAGCATATTGGTGTCATTGGTTGCAATCCTCTTGATATGGCTGTTGGCAATGTTTATCCAAGCGGTCTATACTGCCGTTAACGGTTTTATATATACCCTTGTAAGCCCAAAATATTACGAACTCCAACACCCCTTTTATCCAATTAATCCAACAAACAAAAATGATGATATTATCAATTTACACGACAATGATGGAACTCATGGCAGTAATGATAATCATGCTGCTGGTCACCCTGATGATCCTGATAACTCTGAGTCTGTCAAAGATGATAGCCAAAAAGGTAACGAGGACATTCCATCCGGTGAAACGCAGCAAAAAGACCCCATGGGCCGGTGAGGAGGAACAACTATGACAACAAATGAACTGATAAAGGAGTTGACCGCAATGAAAGAGGCAGGAAACGGTGATAAGGTCGTGTCAATCATGATCGGAGATCAGGGACCGCTCTACATCAACTTTGTCAAGACAGAGGGTGACGAGGTACAGTTAAATTGCGATTGGTAAAGACAAGGAAATATGGATATGACGGAACATGAATCAATCAAGGATAAACTGAAGAAGCTCTTGGCGCTTTCGCAACGCGGTGAGGGCGGTGAGGCTGCAAATGCAAAAAGGCTGCTTGAAAATATGTGCAAAAGGTACAATATCGCTTTGGAGGATTTGCTTGAGAACAAAAGGAAATTTTACCGTTTCAGGCCCGGAAAGGCAATATACGAGAAACTTTTCTGGTCATGCGTTTTCAAGAACATCACCGACGATGAGGCTCACCATGCGACCTATACCAAATGCGGAAATGTAATAATAATATCGCTGACAGCATATCAGTATGCAGAGATAAGCAATCTCTTCGCCTGGCACAAAAGAAATATGGCCGACGAATTGAAAAAGACGGAAGATGCGTTTTTCGATGTCTATCGGTACAAGCATAACCTTTTCCTGAGGGAATCTCTCGATGATCAAAAGGAGGACAACGCACCCCTGACTGATGAAGAGTTAGAAAAACTTAAAATAATGACCGGTTTGGTGGGTGCCATCAGCGACAAGACTTATACCAGGTCATTGCCTAACAAATAACGATTATGGATAAGAACAAGAAAACAATGACCTTGGATGAGCTGCAAGAAGCGGTTGCGAAGACAGAGATCAGGGACAACGAATCCCTGCTTTGCCTCATGGTCAATAATGGCGGACAACACGTTTACGGCACGGTCGTCGGCAAAACTCGGATAATGGGCGATAGCCTTTTATCGCAGATGCACCGAACAGACGCTTTCGCAGCCTTTCTGTTCAAAGTCATGTCGGCTTATTTCCAGACGATAAAGGGCGACCCCACGAAGATAGCCAAATTTAATGCGCTCTTCGATGCGATAGATTTTTAATTAACCTAAAAAGTAAACAATAAAAATAGGCTATGAAAATGGATGGAATTTACTTAATACTGAAAAACGGAAAGAAAATCCGGTTCACCGGAAGAAACAGTGAACAGGAGAGAAAGAATTGTAGATATGTTGGGCTTAAACTTGGCTCGAAAGCCATCTGTATTGCCCTGCATGACGCATCAGCGGATTATGTACCGCTGACGTCGAAAATGGACCACACAGACTATGACGGCTATAAGGACAACTACCTTGATGCCACCGCTGACTGGAATGGCAAAGAGAATACCAAACACCTGGAGCAGATAGGCCTGAATCCGGAAATCAATCTCGAAGACGGAGAATATATTCCATCGGCTGCTGAGTTAAAGTTCATCCAACTTTTCCGAAAGGGGATTGATGAGGCAATCAAATTTGTTGGAGGAAAGCCTTTTTGGGACGGTTGGTATTGGACATCAACGGAATGCAGCAGTTCTTACGCTTGGGGTCTGTCCCTCCTCGTTGGCAACCTCGGCTGGGGCACTAAGGCGGGCTACTCAGGTCTCGTTAGGGCAGTCTCAGCATTTTAATTGTTAGTTGTTAATTGTTGTTTCATAAAGTTGTGCCCTGGTCCTTAATGACAGGGGCACAAAAAGGAAATAATTATGATGGAAGACTTAAATGATTTAAAGGACAAGGTTTTTGATAATGCCAAAAGGCACGGTTTCCACGACAAACCGATCTCTGATGATACCTGCAAAATGCTTATCATCACAGAGCTGGCTGAGGCTGTTGAGGCTGAGCGTAGAAGTCATTTCGCACTTAATGAGCTCATGCCCGAAATACAAGAGGTTAAGAGTATCAAACATTGGATGGATGAATACAAAAACCTCGTTAAAGACTCTGTAGAGGATGAGGTGGCCGACACGTTCATCCGGCTACTCGATTATGCCGGAATGAAAGGGATAGACCTGCACGCCTTTACTCCTGCACCAGTGCAGCTCATCGGTAACAAGACTTTTTCGGAATCTTGCTATGCCATCATTCAATGGATGTGCGATTATTTTTGGAAAAGCGATGAGGATATGGTTTGCAATATCCTTTCTGAGGTAATCGGGCTTGCAAAGATTTTTAACATTAATCTTGACTTATTCGTCCGGATGAAAATGAGATACAACGAGTCGCGTCCATACTTGCATGGTAAAAAATTCTAAGGCTATGGATTACAATCTGGAAAAACAATACAGTATGTTTTTACTGTATGCCTTTATGGTCCAAAACCAATTTGACGATTTTGAGGACCACCTGGACGATGAGGATTTGCTGAAGAGGGATGTCAAGCATGGCTGCAATAATGTGGCCATGCGATTTGAGGGCTTTACAGGCTATCTCCATAAGATGCTCAAGGACGAGTATTACGGAGTTTTGTCGGATCTCGCTGATAATGCCTTTGTCAAGATAAGCCGGGATATTGCAATCCTCCATCTCTCTATCTTCGATCGTGCGCAAAAGGGAGGATGTGACAATCCGTCCGTTGTTGCAGATTGCGAGATCACTCACGTGTTTGCCATCTGGTACATCAATACCAGGGATAGATTTATCAAAAAATATCCTGTCTTGGCAAACACAGATTACGCTATTGCTACTGACATCACGCCCATCTGTCGTATGATCATCGACGTATGCGACAAGGTAGAGTTGCCGATAAAGAGCAAAGAGCCAATAGACTTTAGCAAAGACAGGCAATGCCACGATGCCCTTAACGTCGTCCTCAATCGACTCAACTCGCCTGTTGTCTATCAAGAGGCATCGGACAAGGCTTTAGAACTGAATCCGGAGATAAAACTATAATATGAGCACGACTAACAGAATAATACTATCAGGGACGGTCTATAAGGCTGTAGCGAACAAAGAGGCGGTCATTGACGGTTGCGACTTATGCGACCTGAAAGACCGCTGCAACGGAACAACGTGCGTTCCATGCTCGCTATTTGTCGATGAGATAGGTCCCTGCCATTTTGAGACATCGAAGAATGAATAAGAAAACGAGAATTAAGATATACAATAAGTACGGTGGTCATTGCGCTTATTGTGGCAAAGAAATCGCATACAAGGATATGCAGGTGGATCATATCATACCACTCTATCGTGGCTGGGATAAGCGGAGACTGGATGGACTGAAACGTGGTGATGATAATATTAGTAACTATAATCCGTCATGTCGAAGTTGTAATTTCAGGAAGAGTACAATGTCCATCGAAGATTTTCGTGAAGAACTCCGACTACAAGCAAGACGGATTGTTGAGAGGTCGTTTCAGGTCAGGCAAAGTCTTGATTACGGACTCCTTAGCTATGATGACAAACCTATCGAATTTTATTTTGAAAAATATGATGCAGACAATCATCGGTCAGGTACCAAGTAAGCCCAACTGTTACCGGATCATCCGGATTGACGGACATGGGTCACTTTGCAAATCAGCCGTTTTAAAGCGATATGAGCGGAGTTTTTACCTCCAATGTGGATCATACCGCGGAAAGATGATTGAGGACTTGTTTGAGCTTACTATTGACGTCTACGTGGCTACTATGTCACATGACCTAGACAACACACTAAAGATAGTCCTTGACTGCCTGCAAACTGCTGGGGCTATCAAAAACGACAACAAATGCACAAGGATCATTGCGCGGAAGTTTATCGACAAGAAAAATCCTCGCATTGAGTTTGAACTGAAGGAAATAGATTATGGGCAAAAAGGATAAGACTGCTTTTGTCACTTGCATGACTTGCAAGTGGGCTAATCTTATCTCCTACCGGGATAATGATCCGCTCATTGCTGAGTGTACGAAATGTTATGACACTTACTTTGAGCAATACGTGCGTGACGTTGCGAGCGCCAAAAGGTTTTGTGACCTTTACGAGCGATCATTGTCAAGAAAGAAAATTATAAAAAAGAATTGATTATGGAAGGCTGGTTGAAACTATATCGGAAATTGACGGAGTGGGAGTGGTATAAAGACTCTCACATGGTTCATTTGTTTTTGCATCTGCTGATGACTGCAAGCCCTTATGATCGTAGCGTGCGTGGAAAGTCGGTGAAAAAAGGGCAAATCGTAACATCTCTTGCAACTTTGTCAGAACAGACAGGCATCACCGTCCGCTCTATCAGAACGTGTTTATCAAGGCTTGTTGAGACGTCCGAAATCACTATGATAAGCGACAAACAATTTAGGCTTATAACTATCTGTAAATATGACAGTTATCAGGTTAGCGTATCTTCGAGCGACAAAGGAGCGACAAACAAAACGACAAAGCAACCGACAAACGAAATGACAAACGAAGTGACAAACCAACCGACAAACAAAACGACAAACAAAATAAATCCGCAAAGCACTAAAAAACAAGTAGTTACATCAATCAAAAATGAATTAGCGACAAACGAAATGACAAACGAAGTGACAAACCAACCGACAAAGCAACCGACAAACAAAACGACAAACAAAACGACAACAGAGAGAGAATATAATAATATATATAATAACTCAAAGATTGCTAGTACTAACGTACCAGCAATGGAAAGAACGCTGGCTGCTGGCTGCGATTTAAATTTCGATTTCAAAGAATTTTATAATAAAACTCTGGATGAAAATCATTCGACAATGCCACGCATCCGCTCGAAGATCGAAAATCAGAGAAAATCAATGCTTGAAGCTCGCATCCGGAACTACGGCATCGAGAATGTCAAAAAAGTCATCGTCCTCGCGAGTCAAAGTGATTTTCTCAACGGCGGTGGCGAACGAGGCTTTGTAGCAACATTCGATTGGATTTTAAAACCAAACAATTTCCCCAAGATTTTAGACGGCAATTATAACAATACAGCACATGGAACAGAAAACGAAAACAGAAATTCCGCCATTGAAGACGGCGATGGACTCGGCATTAACGCAGATCCGGCAACAAGGGAGCGTCTCAAAGGCTACGCAGAGCTCTTTGCAGAGGCTGAGCGTGAAAACGAAAGTGCTCTCCGTAATCAGAAACTACGGAGACAGACAGTCGTTCATGAGCCTTTTTAGCCCAAAAAAACTGATCTCTTACACTCAGGATGCAAAGCGTTGCTACTTCGGTTCTGCACCGACCTTGGCAATAATCAATCAGGCTTACGGACCACGGACGGCATATCAATGGGTGATGACCCAATTAGTTGGCATCAGCGAGTTCTCAGGATCAAAGGGCAAGATAACAACCTATCAGCTATCACAACTCAGCGAGATGATCATCTCAAGAGTATTCTACCTCAAGGTGAGTGAGTTGATGTTGTTCTTCCGCCGAATACAAGACGGAAAGTACGGATCGTTCTACGGATCATTTGACCCGATAATGATAACTAACGCTCTTGGCAAGTTCTTAGTAGACCGCGGTCAGGCATACTACAACCATGAGCATGGCTTTGACGAGGAGTATGATAATTACTTTAAGACAATAGATCATGAGCAAACAGAAAGCGTATGAGTTCTTTGTGTTGGTCTCCAAGATGAGACAGTCTCAGAAGAACTATTTCAGAGCAAAGAAGAGATCATCCGACGCAAAGCTCTATTTGGCTGAAAGCAAGAAGCTGGAGAGTAACGTCGATACGATTATAAAGAAAGCGAATGAAGAACTTAAAAAACGAAAGATCAATGGAAGATAAAACAAAAGACGATATTGCTTTAGCAAAAGAGTTACTCAAGTCAAAAGGCTATAGCATTAACGAGTTCACACGCAACATCTATGCTAATGGTGAGTTGGCAGCAAATCACGTCAAACGTCTGCATCCTACTTGCAGCTTTGGCATGGAACGTTTTGAAACCCCTGACGGCTGCATTATACCAAAACATTCAAGAGTCTACATATCTGGACCGATAGCCCACTATGATTTGGACGAAAGAATGGCAGCATTCAAAAATGTTGAGTATGAGCTGGCAGATGATAATCTCTTTCCTGTTAATCCATTCAACAACGGATTGCCACAGCCTGGAGATTGGCGTGACCACATGCGAGTTGACATTAGATTGTTACTCTCATGTGACTATATTGTCTTCTTGCCTCATTGGTTTGAGAGCAAAGGTTGCCGTCTTGAGTTGGACATCGCAGCATCGACAGGAATAAAGATTTACAAATTTATTCGTGAGTAAAATAATGGGGGCTATCGTTTTTTCGAGCCCCCTCATATATACAAAACCCACACACGACTGCCTTGGACAAAATTTTTTGGATTTTGAAAAATCCTCGTGGGGGTGTTAAAAATATTAACGATTAATTAACAAGTTATGAAAAGTACAGATTGGAAAAAGACAAAAGTTCAGTTGCCTGAAAATGGCGAAAGTATCTATGTTTACAGGGGTGGCGTGGCAATCCATGCCGTCGTAAAAAACAATCAAGTGAAACTTGACGACGGTCGACTCGAACCGGTCAGGCATTATCAGTATTGGGCAAAAAACGACATAATTGTGCCCCCTGAATCTGACGATAAATCAGTAAAACCCAAAACGGCAAAAACGGACAAAAAGAAAAAGCAGCAATGAAATGCAATATAGAATTAGCCCTATGGGGCAAAGTTTTGCGCTGGTAGCCTTTTTGGCTATCAGACTTATAATTTATCGTTGGAGGAAAATAAAGCCCCCATAAACAATTAAAAAGCATAAAACGGATGAAAGAGAAAAATTACAAAAAGATAATGACTCGGATTACACCTGAAGAAAACAAGAAGATGGAAGATCTGGCAAAGTGGTGTGGTTTCAAAAGCACCTACTCCCTGCTAAGATACATCGTGCTTTGTTTCCTCCGGGCGTCCGACCGCAAAAGCGGAAGCGCCGTTGACCTGCCACCGGAAATCATCAAGTTGTTTGCCGGTACTTACAAGATGGACGCTGAGGTTATCTCCAGGGCGGTCCGGAACATCAAGAACCGGAAGATCTGGAGAGAAACAAAAAGACGGCAACGTCATCCCGATCCGAAATCTCGCGTCCATAGCGAAGTTGCCGATCTGTTTTCGGATTGCGAAGAGCAGGGCACTCGGGAATGGAAAGCCGACATTAATAAACGATTATGAAAGATTGGAAATATAAGAAGATCATGAACTCGAAAGAGTGGAAGATGTTGAGAGATAAGAAGATCATCAAGGACCCCCTATGCGAAGAGTGTACGAAAAAGGGAAAGATAAGATCCGCTCAGGAGGTCCATCACATCATACCAATCGAGACCGCTCATGATCTCTCCGGCATGGAAGCTCTCGCTTTTGATTACAACAATCTCGAGTCGGTATGTCGGGAGTGCCATCATGAGATCCATAAAAAGATGGGGTCGCATGATCACAACAAAGAAAATATGAAAAGCCACCAAAAATCCATATTGGACAAGTATTTAAAAGGGATGTTTGAAAATGGAAAGATACAGAAATTTTAAAACACATAGAGAGGACGATTTTGCGAAGCTCCTCAGAAAAGCATTTAAAGCGCAAGGCATATATGATCCGAAAAAGCATGACACAATCATCATGACGATTGCCCCCTTGTTTGTCCGTCTCGAGGAAGCTCGAAATGAAATTGCAAACAGAGGGTTATTACTCGAGGAGGAATCACGTGAGGGGAATATCCGATATGTGCGTAATCCTGCGTGCGACATCGAAGCCGTCTATATCGACCGGATCCGCAAAGCCCTGAAGGATGTTGGGATGTATTATGAGGCTAAGCCGAAAGCGTCGGCAAGTGAATCGGAGGGTGACGGCGACTCCCTTAGTGCCCTCGGCAGCATGATCGGCGGCATTACAAGGAAGGATTACCGGAAACCTAACGCATGACAGAGGAGGAAAAGCAGAGAGAAAGAGAGTGCAAGGCTGAGTGCTGTAAAAAGCTGGCCGGCATTAACATACGATCATACGGACTTGATCAAATTGATAAGCGCCTGAGGTCGTATGCAGAGGGTGTCATATCTGACTTTTCCGCCCACAATCTATACGAGTGCCTTGCATTAGCAAGGTTTTTTCGTTTTCTGGATAAGTATGAATTTCGCATTGACGAACTCCAAAAGTTCATTCTTTGTTACGAGCACCTGAAGTTTCCGGGCACCCACGGTCGACAGTCTTATAAGTTGACACCGGTACAGGTATTCGAGTTTGCCAATATCTTGGGATTTTACAAGGACAAGACGCATCGTCTGACGCATAACGTAATCTTGTATGTACCCCGAAAGTTTTCCAAGACCACGAGTGTTGCCGCCCTGGCCATCTACGATCTTTTGTATGGCGATGCGAATGCCCAGGCTTATACTGCTGCTAATACTTACAAACAGGCAATGATCTGTTTCAAGGCGATCAAGGGTGCGATCAAAGGGCTTGATCAAAAACTCTTGCACTTTAAAGTCAATCGGGACATGGTGAGTTGGCGCGAGGATCAGGCCCGGGAATCGTTCATTCAATGCCTGACCTCAAATGCCGACAAACTCGATGGACTCAATGCGTCAACGGTGATCATGGATGAGTTTTCCCAGGCTGAAACAACAGACCTATACCATGTGCTCACTACCTCAATGGGTATTCGCGAAAATCCTTTGGTTATCGTGATTACTACCGCGTCCGACAAACCGGATGCACCTTTTGTCGAAATGCTTAATGGTGCAAAATCAACCCTCCGCGGCGAGGTCGAGGATGATGCACTATTTGCACATATCTTTGAGCCGGATGTCGACGACAAAGAGGGCGATCCCCACACTTGGCGGAAAGTACAACCGCACATGGGCATTACTGTCAAGGAGAGTTTCTACGAAAACATGTGGGCGGAGGCACAGAAAACGCACGATGACATGAAAGCCTTTCGCACGAAACTGCTGAATGTCTATGATACCGCATCCGGACAGACTTGGATTACCGGTAAGGAGATCATGGACCATTACCGGAAACTTGATATTGACAAACTCGGAACGAACTCGACCGGGCGGAAGAATGATTGTGAAGTTGCGGTAGACCTGAGCGTGGACAATGATTTTTCCGCGGTCAGTTATTACGTTTATTTGTACGATGAAAAGAAGAGTCACATCCATACGGAGTTTTATTTTCCGGAGGGCAAACTAAAATCCCATCCGAACAGGGATCTTTACAAACGTTGGGCAAAACAAGGTTACCTCCATCTCTGCAAGGGTAAGATCATAGACTATTACCAGATTGCAACGGACATTCTGAAGCATGGACAAAACCTCCGAATAATGAAAATAGCCTATGACCCTAATAAGGCTCAGGACTTTACTAATATCCTCGTAGCGTATGGCGCTAAGAACTATCTTTACCCTTACAAACAGACGAATTACTATTACACCATACCGGTACAGGCACTACCGCGTATGCTGGAGCAAAACGTTTTGACCTTTACCCCAAATCCGATTATCTCATATTGTTTTGATAATTGTACATTGGATGTGGATAGTATGGAAAATTGCAGACCGATAAAAAAAGAGGCTAACCATAAGATCGACGGTGCCATCACCGCCACGATGGCGGTCGGGGTGTCTCTGCAACAAAAGAGATTTTAGTTAGGGGGCAAAATCTTGTTTCTGCTGGTGTTAGTAGAAACAAAATTTTGCGATGATCCAATTTAAGAAATTATTCGGGCCGTTTTATCGGAAAGTTCAGAGGTCGGCCGACCAGGCTGTACAGATTACTGGCGACACGTCCGTTTTTCAACCTGATTATGACGGTTTTTCCACCCGATATTCGATGAATATTGCAGCGGTCTACCGGTGCGTTAGCATCAAGGCTAGTGCTATAGCTGGTATGGGACTCCATTTCATGCGGAGTCAAACTCAGACCGTCAACAACATTACTCACAAAACCTTTGTACCAACGGATAACATGGCGGATTATCTCTTATCCATGCAGCCCAACATCTATATGTCGGCGTATGATCTGTTGGATAACCTTGTAACCATGCTGGATCTCCAGGGTAATGCCTATATACTCCCCACCTATTCGGGTGGTGAGTTGATAAGACTGATACTCTTAGCTCCAGGTACCGTATCGTATGACATCAATACCAAGATATATCACATCAACGATTATATCAATGGAATCCACGATGATGTTAAGGATATAGATATTATCCACATCCGTAACCGCTGCCTTGACGGTGGGTTTTGCGGAGTCAGCACCCTGCACTTTGCTGCCAATACTCTAGGCATTGCCTATAAGACGGACCGGCAACAAAGTGATATGTTCCAATCGGGCAGCACTCTCCGCGGATTTATCTCCGGAGACGGTGATGTTGTGCAAGGTTACGGTGCAATACAGGACACACAATTATCGACAGTCGGAAACAGAATCGAAACGGAACTGAAATCCGGAAAGAGGATTTTTACTTTGCCCGGCATCATGCGTTTCAACCAACTCTCCATGTCGCCTGCCGATATGCAGCTTTTGGACAGTAAAAAGTTTTCGGTCGAAGAGATTTGCAGATTTTTTGGCGTTCCGCCTGATAAGGTATTCCATTACACTTCGACAAACTACAAGTCGGCCGAAAATTCGCAGACAACTTTTATGACGGACACTCTCATGCCCCTCATGAGAAAGATTGAGAATGAACTCAATATTAAGTTGATTGGCTTTGCCAACATGCGTAATTACCGGATCAAGTTTAGCCTTGACAACTACTATGAGTCTGACCCGACCGCCAAAGCCGATTATTATCAAAAGTGTATCCAATCCGGTATACTCACCCCGAACGAAATCCGCGCAAAGGAGGGATTGCAGCCTGTCGACGGTGGAGACACAACTTTTATTTCCTGCAACGTGGCGCCTATCGACTCCCCGAAAATTTCGGGCACTTTGCCTGACCAGACACAACCGACGCAACAAAACGAGGGGGCAAAAACAAGTGATGACGAGTAATTATAGATAGCAATTAATTATGACAATTTTTAAGAGATCATTTTCAAGCGATAAATGCGCGCTCCGCGCTCTCGATGACGGTAAAACCATTGAGGGTTATGCCATCGTCTTCAACCAACGTTCACTTCTTGTAGTTGACCCGAATATTTGGAAATATGTTGTTGAGGTGATAACTCCGGAGTCCATCTCTGACGATCTCATCAGATCATCGGATGTCATTTGCAACATCAATCACGACAATAACAGGTTGCTGGCAAGATCTGTCAACGGTTCGGGGTCACTGACCCTGACGAAAGACAAGACCGGAGTCAAGTTTTCGTTTCAGGTTGCCGATACCCCTGATGGCCATGTAGCCTACGAGGGTGTAAAGCGCGGTGATTTTTCTGGATGCTCTTTTGCCTATTACAATGACGACGATATAACAAATGTCACATACAGTAAGGAAACGGATGAAAATGACAATGAAACGATCGTCAGACAGGTCAACAAAATAGACCATCTTTGTGACGTCTCGATCGTGCTCTATCCGGCATATCCTCAGACATCGGTGGAAGCCCGGAGTGAGGATGCGGAATTTCTGGCCAATGAGATCAAGCGTGCTTTGCCAGGTCCGCCAAAGCCGAAAGAAGTGCCGAAACCTAAGGCAGACCCTGTAAAGGTTCGGGAAGATGAAAAGTTATTGAACAATATAATCAATTTTTTATAGTTATGACAGAAAAAGAAAAAAAGGAGTTGCGCGAAAACCGCTCGCGCATTCTGGAAATCAGAACGGCGGTTACAACTCTCAATGACACGATCAAAAAGGAAAATCGTGCATTGACCGAAGACGAGCGGAAGCAGGTGAAGGATTATGAAGCCGAAATTGATCATCTGAAACTCCGGTCATTGGAACTTGAAAACCCTAAGGTGATCAGCGCTCCCCAGATCTCAGAAAGAAGTCAGGATGTAGTGTGTCGTGACACGATCAGGTCTTTGGTATCAAAAAGGGGAATCCCGGACGAGTACAGTTACCTCCGCTCTCGAGATGGAGATCCTAACCAGATGGTAATACCATTTTCTCGGGAATCCATGCAGGAAACCATCAAGCAATATCGCGATACGACTGTACAGACAACGGCTGACGTGACTCCGGTCGTTCCCATGACGATCCACGACATTATCGAACCGCTTGAAAAGGGCTTGATTTTGGGTCAGTTGGGTTTGCATGTGCAGAGTGGTATCGTAGGTGCGTGGAATTATCCGGTCGTTGAAGCCGTTACCGCAGAATGGGAGGGCGAGAATGACCAGGCAACATCCAAGAAAATTGCCCTTTCGAGCATCACTCCTAAGCCTCACAGATTGCCATTACAGATCTATGTCTCCAATCAGGCAATTTGGCAAAGTGCCGGATCAATCCGTAACATCGTCCTGACACAGATTGCAGCAGGCCTGCAACGAAAACTCAACGAGACCATGTTTGCCCTCACAAATAGTGATGAAAAGGGTATTGTACCTGACGGATGTTTCGCAAACGTCCTCGCAAAAGCCAAAATATCCCTGACAAGTCCAATCGCTTACAAGGACATCAACAATCTCCGCGCCGCAGTTGAGGCAACCGGAGTACAACTCACATCACCTGGCTTTGTTTGCTCGACATCAATGTACTATACCCTCAAATCCACACCTCGGGATGCAGGATCAGGGATCATGATCATTGACGCGCAAAACACAATCGACGGCGTACCGGTATTCCGGACAGAATATGTTCCGGCCAACTTCCTTGGCTATGGACTGTTTGGTTATGAACTTTTGGGACAGTTCGGAAACGTCACTTTGGGGATTGATAGCAGCTCCGCTGCCGTAGCAGGTACGGATATGACGGCATTTACCATCAACAGCCGTTGGGATATGATGGCATTTAGGAATGAAGCCTTTGGCTACATCCAGGTGACATCTGGCACTACCGGTACCGGTACAGGTGCGTAATTTGTGCTTATTGGTTAAATAGTATCTTTAGTTTTTGGGCTGCACCGGTTCGTCCGGTGTGGCTTTTTTAAATTTTGAACTATGTCAAAATACGTAACTGTCAAAGAATTGAAGCAGCACTCCTATATCGAGTCTGACGATGAGGACGATTATATACAATCGCTCCTTGACGCTGCCGAATCACACGTACAAAAGGAGATCCAATGCCCACTCACCGACTATGTTGATGAGGCTGGAGTGTTAACGAGCGACCTGAAACATGCCATCATCATCTATGCTGCAACTCTCTATGACAATCGGGAGGCGGTCTCGTTCGGCACTCCGCAGCCGGTGCCATATTCTTACCGCAATTTGATCGTACCCTACATTAAGTTTACATGATATGAGAGCAGGACTTTTAAGAGAAAAGGTGACGTTTTATGCAATCACGACTAAGCAGACGGATAGCGGTTTTGTGTCTAAGACAAAGACAAACATCGCAACGGTCAGATGTTACCGCAAGCGGAAAGTGGACAACTCACAAATGGTCGGTCAAGAGGAATTTAATGCCGGGACGGTCACCCTCCAGGTACGCAATGATCCCCGACTGGCCAACATCTCTAATTTTAGCTACGAGGATGAGGATTACAACGTCCTGCAAAACTTGATACAGATTGAGGATAACACCAGGCTCGTAACTGGACAAAAAATAAACAAATAAAAATGGATATATTATTTAAGGCAAAATTAACGCCCTCGCCCGAACTCACAAATATGATCAAGCAGCTCTCGGACATTGGCAACAATAAGATGATCCAAAAGACCCTCCGGCTCGCTGCTCGCTACCTGGTCAATCAGGGCAAGGCGAGATTGAGGGCCGGAGAGCGTCCGGAAATAAAACATACCGGCAATTTGCTCAAATCAATGGTTGTGAAAGTAAAGAAAAACAATCTCGGTGCTCTGGCAGGGTTTAGGCAGGGGTCGAGTGGCGGTCAGACCTACAACGGCTATCATTCATGGCTGGTCGATCAGGGCACCGGTCCGCGTAAAACACTCAAAGGCTACTATCGTGGCAAGTCAGGTCATGGCGTGCAAGGCCCTGCCGGATCTCTGTTGTTTTGGACCACAACAAAAAAGGATGATACGCCTGAGGCAATGTTGATGATTGAGACCGGCATACGGCAGGCCTTTAATCAAATAATGGGGGCAAATTCCATACTTTGACTGTTACTATAGATGAGCAAGTCATTATTGTCAGTAGCAACGGATCTCCGCAAGTTGCTTTTGCAAGACGCGGATTTGAAACAGATGGTGGGAGAGAGCATTTTTCCGCTTTTTGCCCCTGCCGACACGACCGGTGATTTCGTCACCATACGTCGTGAGGGCTACAAACTCTATAGGACCAAATTCGGGACTTATGATGAGGTCGCAACAATCGCCATTGTGGCATTTTCGCCCGACTACGACAGATGTTGCCAAATAGTGGAGCGTCTGAGGTCGGTTTTGATGCTAATCAAGGTCGATGATCTATACCCTCTAATTACAAACTCTACTGAGGATGTGACTGATTTTACAGTCGGCGGTCAGGCATGGTACGCAGAGTACCTGCAAGTGACGGTCGGCAACTTGAATTTAGGATAATTTTTAAATACAATAGAATATGCCAAGTATTACTTATGACTCCAACAAGGACCTGTTGACAGGACAGATGATCCTTTTGCTTAACGGCCTGGTTGTCGCTTTTGCCAAATCGGCAAAAATTACTTTCACGACCGCTACAGTTGACACTACAAACAAATTCGACGGTGATTTCGGATCCGCGATCGCCGGTAAGAGATCTTACACAGTTGAGACAGAATCTCTCCTTACTGAAAAAACGGAAGCTGAGTCTTATCACGCTCTAATGAAAGCAATCATCGCAGGTACACCGCTGCCGTTTGTTTTCGGAACAATGAGCTACACGAAAAATGCAGACGGCACCATCTCTGATCCTGTAATCGACACATCTCATCCGTCCTACAAGGGCAATGTGATCCTGACGTCACTCGAGATCACCTCCGAAGCAGGAAACGTGGCAACAAACACTTTGCAGGCTACCGGCTCCGGTCCTTTGACTCCGGTTGACGCTACTGCACCTGCCGGTGGAACTACAGGTGAATAATCGTTATTTTTTTAGTTTATCTTTTGGTTAAGTTAGTTTCGGATTAGGGCCGACCGCTTTCGGTCGGTCCTTTTTTAGTTTAAAGGCAGATGATAAGAATTGGACAGATAATTTTGTGGGAGCAGTTGCTTGACAGGTCGTTTTCGACTTTTGACGTGTCAAAAGACGATGACATCGCAGCGTTGCTCTATGTAATTGACGAGGGCGACGGAAAGGACAAAATCACGTTTGAACTTTACAAAAAAGCCCTGAGCGAAACAAAACGGTCAGACCTGATGCTGAGGCTAAAGGACATCAACGATGAGATCATCTTTGCAAGTCAGTTTTTTGTCAAACAGAAAAGCGGACAAAATGCAGGGGACGAACCCGAAAAGGTCGGTGATCAGTTGGGTGATCTGATCTGTCATGGCATCAGTCCGGAGAGCATCATCAATTTGCCGTTGCTCTGGCTATCCTATCTATCCAATGCCTTTGCGAACCATTTGAAAAACTGTCTGACAGACAAAAGACGCTGGGCGATGATTCAAGTCTCTCCGTATCTCAAAAAGGGCACGACCGAACACGATTTTCTCCCCTTTGAATGGGACGAAAATGAGGACAAAGAAAAAATTACTTCAGATGACATTAAGATCGCTGAGGCTTTATTTAAGAAAAATAAAAAATAATGGCAAAACTTGATTATTCGATAGCGCTCAATCTTATCACCAACGGTGTCAAGACAGGCGCAAAAAAAGTGGAGACCATCTTTGCCGGTCTCAAAAGGTCGGTAAACAGTTTGCTCGGCTCGATAGGGGTCGGGATAGGTATCGGTGCGTTTACCTCCACGATGGTGCAGCAGACCAAGGAGTTTCAGGAGCAAATGGCGCACATCAAGGGCGCCACGAACGGCACCGCTGCCGATATGAAGAGTGTGGAGGACGCTGCAATCAAAATGGGATCATCCACCAACTACTCCGCGACTGAGGCTGCAACCGGCATGGCAAAGATGGCGCAAAACGGCATATCGGCTGCCGATGCAACTAAGATACTGGCTACAACGCTGGAGTTTGCTGAGGCTCACTCCATTGATACAAGCCGGTCGGCAGAGATCTTGACTAACCAACTCAAAGCCTTTGGCATGGCTGCGAATGAGGCTAATGCCAAAAAAGTTGCTGACGTCCTCTCTATCGCTGCGCCAAAGACCGGTGGAATTGAAAATTTGGTCGAGGCACTCCAGGGCGTAGCGCCTGTTGCCCGGACTGCAAATATCGGGATTGAGGATGTTGCATCTGCAATAGTGGGACTGACCCAATCGGGCGTGAGCTCGGGCAAAGCCGGTACCACCATTATGCAATTTATTGCGCGCCTGGCTGCACAGACTCCGAAAGCCACGCAGACTCTCCGCCAATACGGAGTGCAGGTTAGTGCCGCTAGTCTCCAGGTGGACGGTTTGTCCGGCACAATGAGAAAATTAGCGCAAAGCGGTATCGGCAGCGATGCAAACGCTCTGGCTAATGTGTTCGGCCGTCGTGCTTATACCGGTGTGGCAACCCTGATTGCGAATTATCAAAAGGTGATGCAGGCGAACAATCAGCTACAGTCGAGCAACGGTACGACATCTCGCATGGCTGAGGATAACAGTAAGACGATTGAGGGTGCGATCAACGGCATCAAGGCATCGTGGAATACCCTGCAAGTCAAATTGGGACAATCAGACTCGGGAGCTCTTAACGGATTGTTCCAGGGCGTCCGGAATCTGTTTAGCTATATTGTCAATAACGCTCGGGCCGTAATGGTACAGGTCGGAGTGATCTTTGCCGGTACAAAAGCCTGGAACTTTTTTAAAAATTGGAGTGGCGGATCTCGGCCCATCATAGCTGAGGCCTTGAAACTCAATGGTGAGTTGGCGTCAATTCATAATCAGGAAGCATCCCTAGAAAAAAAGATAGCCAAGCAACGCGAAGTTGTCAACAAGGCAGCAGATGATCAGATCATGGCTAGTCGGATCAAGCTGAATGACCTCGAGGCGCAACTTGATGCAAAACGTACCATTGAGGCAAAGATGCAGTCATCGGCTCGGGTGGCGACTGAGCGTGCCGAAGTATTGCAAAACGGAACGGCATGGCAAGCATTTTTCGTCCGCTTGCAAGTCGGGGCTGCAAAAGTTGGCGCCGCGTTCAAGTCCCTTTGGTCATCCGCAGGACCGATGATAGCAATTACAGCTATTACGGAAATAGGAGATGGGCTGATTAACTTATATCGTAACCATGTTAGGGTTAGGAATATGGCAGCCGAATACACCAATCAACTCAAATTGGCAGAGCAGCAATACTCTCCGCAACTGAACAAATTGGAAATTCTTAAAACTCAATTAAATAATAGTAACCTAACGGTTACTCAGCACAGGAATATCGTTAATCAGATTAATGGTTTATTAGGCACTCGAATCACAAATGAAAAAGATCTTAATCGGGTACTTTCAAATCGAATTGATATTCTAAAGCAATCAGCCGATATTGAGTTTTACGAAAATAAAAGGCTCGAAGCTGCCGATAGGATGAGGCAGATAAGGGATAAATGGGGAGGCGACCCTAATACTCATAGGGGAGATTTCTGGGGTAATTTTTTCAAGTTATCCGGTGCTAAAGGTAAATATAGCGTATTTGCAAGAGCTGATGATAAAGATGAATATAATGAATTAATCAGAGAACGGAATATTGCTAATAATTACTTGAATAATGCTGCAAAAAACGGAAAACTCGTAACCTCGGAAGATAAAGCTATTGCTGGAGGCGGTGGCGGATTTCGCAATACCCAACCGACCGGTACAACCTCCAGGCAGGAGACCGCAGCGGAACGTGCTGCGAAGGAATCCGCCCAAGAATTGGCTGAGGCTCAAAGCAGCTACTCCGACAGTTTGAAGAAACTTAATTGGGAGTATCAGAACGGCTACATCAAGGAATCCGACTATCTCTCGCAAGTCGCTGACCTTACAAAAGAGACGTTTTTGCAAACACAGACATCGAAATACGCGAGAAACCGCAACTCACAATTTGCCGTCTCCCTGCAAAGTGCTTTGAGTGCGATTGCATCCGGTGATCTTGGCAAATTCAAGTCAATCCAAAGTAGTCTCAATAGCAAGGCGTCATCACTTATCAAAGCCCTGCCGAATCAGGAGACTATCAAATTTAAGCAGATCCAGGAACAACTTAATGAGGATCTGCAAAAATATGACAACCAACTTAAATCGGGTGCCATCAATATCGACGATGCCGACAAAGGCAAGCAGGAGGCGTATGCCAATGCCTTTCGGGAGAGCGGAGCACTTAATCTTACTCCGGATCAGACTAAGACCGCACAGAATTGGAGAGATCAGAGTATCTATACCGGTGGCGGTCAGGTGGTCAACTCCAAGAGGGACAGTACATTTGATTATGAGTTGTCTCCTATTGACAAACTCCAGGCTAAATTAGAGGACGCAAATAGTGAGCTCGAACAATATACCGAACTCAACAAGCAGTATTTCGGGGCTTTTCAGGAGCAGATAAATAAAATCAATCTGCAAAAACTCGATTTGGGCAAAGCCATTAAGGTTGAGAAGTTCAAGCAGGATATTCGTGAGGCAAAAAGGGAGTTGGTCGATGACGCATCAAGCATCGTTGACAATATCGACAATATCTCCTATTCGTGGGAAAATGTGCAGGACGTGTTTAAAAACTCTAACGAAAGCGTCTTCAAAAAAGCCTTGACAATCTTTGAGAGCATCTTGCAAACAATCAGGTCGGTTGAGCAGGTCGTCGACACGATCAAGGAAATCAGGTCGACTATTGAGAAGATGAAAGGTGCGGAAACCGCAATGAAAGCCATCGGGGGAATTGTTGGCGGAAAGAACGGTAAAAAAGACTCGGGCGCCCTTTCGGGAGTGGTCGGAAAAGTCACCGGTGCTGCCGCGTCAAAATTGGCGACAAAAACGACTGACGAAAGTACCAAGTCCATTACCAAAGAGGCCATCGCTGCAAAAAATGACGCATCGGCTGTAATGGAATTGGCAAGCGCCAAGTTTTTCCTGGCTGAGGCTGACAAAGGTTTGCCCGGTGCAGGACTCGGAGCAGCAGCTACAGCCATAATGGTCGCATCTGTTGCCACCGCCAAGCCGTTTGCCCAGGGTGGTATCATTGACGGCAAACCGTTTGACGGATCCATTGCAAAAGTATCGGGCGGAGAGATGATCATCAATGCCGGTCAGCAGGGCAAACTGTGGAACGCCATATCATCCGGCAACCTCGGAGGAAACGGTGGCGGTGAGATCACAGTCCGTATACATGGTCGTGACTTGGTAGGAGTACTTAACAATCAGAATAACAAGATGAGGAGGGCAAAATGAAATATTATATGCCGTTTGCGGATTTAAATAAAAAGCTATATTTAGTCCGGATCATAACGGAGGATGACGATAGTCAGACGAGGTACTTAACTCCGTCTGACGAACCGTTTACCACCGAAATGTCAAAAAATGAAAACATCTATGCCCCTGCAAGATATTCGACCGCTGAGGCCGGTATCATACAGGACAACGCTAAGGATCTCATGCTCGACATGTATAGCGGAACGGCCACCGGTACGAAAGTGCAACTGACCGAATCGCCCACATACGATGCCGACGGCAAGGTGACGGATGAGGGTACGGTCGTATGGACCGGATTTGCCACTCCGGTCAGCTACGATAATGACTATGTGTCTCCGCACGACGAAACCAAGTTGGAGTGCGTGGACGGACTGGCGGTGCTGAAGTATATGAAGTATACGGTCATCGGATCATACCCGACAAACTGCACCTTTGCTGCAATCGTTCAACATATCCTCTCGAGGGTTGGATGCTTTAAGTCGCTCTATGTTTCCGCAGCCACCCATCTATCGGGTGACGCTGAATCTTTGTTTTCAAAACTTGTTGTTTCGGAGAGTAATTTTTTTGACAAAAAGGACGATAAGACAGAATCGGATGATGATGTAGCCTGGTATTGCCAAGAGGTGCTCGAGGAGATATGCAAGTATCTCGGTGTGACGGCCGTCGCATGGAGAGATAGTGTCTACCTGATTGACTTCGACGCGGTTCGGGCCGGATATACCAAATTTTGGGCTTATGATCTCTCAGATATGAGCGTCTCTCAGGAGGTCGATTTATCCAATAGCATTGAGGTCAGCCAAGAGACTTATGCAGAGACAGGTGCAACTGTATCTCTCGATGAGGTGTACAACAAGATCCGGATCAAGGCGACCATCAATGATTTCGATGATGTGCTGCCGGAGATGTTTGACGACGATCTCGGCACGATGACCAACATCACGACCACCAATGACCGTAACCTCGACATTGAAGCTACCAGGCTTTATGTTTGGATCAAACCGTCCATGTATACGCCATCATGGGTATACGGAGATGCGGTCAACGGCAACATTGAGATAATCATTGACTGGGGCAAGGTCGGGAAAGGTCAGGGCAAAAACTATTTTGTCGCGGAGAAATTTTACACCTCGACACGTTACAAGACTTATCTTTATAATTGGGATACAAATCAGTACAACAGTACCCATACGTGTCCGTCCGTCGCTACTCCTGCATCCTTTGGTTGGGATGAGGCGCACACTTACTTTGGTTGCATCATCAAGCGTGAGCAGGTCAAGGAGTTGTCTGATGATGTAGTGGCTGCGGTCAAAAATTATTCCACGACGGAGGACTATATCAAGTTTGCCTCAAAAGAAGTCTCCACCTTAGATTTTGAGGATCTCGTTATGTTCATGACCAAAGGCGACGTTAATAACGTTAAATGGTTTGCCGGTGGTGAGGTCAAGATAACCGGATCAGGATTTGGAAACCCTCAGGACTTTGCCGGTGGCAGGGAATATGACAAATACTATATGAATTTTCCTGCCTTTCAGACGACTTTTACTGATCAGACCGCAAAGATGTTTGGCGGAAAAAACGCTTATCTCGTTATATCTGGAAGTTTTATTTTGGGGCTCAACGATGACGATGCGTACATCAAGCCACAATATCAGATGTCGTCATCCTACAAATCGACGGTCCGATACTATTGGATGTATGTATATTGTCGACTCAAGTGGGGCAATAGCTATTGGAACGGCAGTTCGTGGCAGACAACGGAAACTGACTTTAAACTCTACTTTGGAGAGGAACAAAATCAGAAAGCAAAGGATGTTGTCTACCAACCGCAATCCATCCGTAATACGGTCAAATGGTGGTATGGGATAGACGAGGAGGGTACGGCCATAGACTTATCGACACTCTCTCAGGAGGACATTTTATCCGATGATATTGAGTTTACCATGTACATGCCGATGCAACAATACGACGATGCACAGGAGGCATCCGGGCAAGGTGACATGAGATCGTATTATATTTTTTTGCAGGACTTTGCCATCAAGGCGGTGATCGGTGATCCTACATTTAGCGGACGGACTGACACAGATACAAAATACACTAATGTCATTGACCCTGATTTTGCATCCGACCTTGACGATATTGAGTTTAAAATCAACACATGGGACGATAAAAAGCCCTGTTACTCGGCAGTTGCCTACAAGGATGGAGACGTGCTCAAGTGGCTTGACAAGACTGTCAATGACGCAATCAACGCAGGGGAGCAACTTTGGCAGGGCTCGGATAGTGACGCATCGGGAGATAGCGGAGGTCTCATGAGGCAGGAGGAGCACATGATCTATAGGATGGTTACGCAATATCAGACCCCTGCAACCCGACTCGAGATGGCAATCCGCAATTACCTAGCGCCCTGGACCCTTTTGCACGAACCGCTTATCGACAAATACCTGATCGTTGACTGTCAATCCATTGATTTTGCCAAAGCGCAATCCAAAGTAGACATACGCGAACATAAGGTGTAGGGGGCAAAAGCATTATCCTGCACGTATCTATGTATGAGCAGGATAATCAAAAAATACGATGCGCCAAAAGATAATGCGTCCGGAACGGTTGTGCAAAGTTCCGGATCAGTCGGTGTCAGTTATTCCGGCACCCCTGATTACGCGTCTCAGGCAGGCTATGCCGATAAGGCAGGTGCCGCGGATTATGCTACAAAAGCCGGTACGGCCAACCTGGCGACACAAGCCGAAAATCTGACTGAAGACTCAACCGACTGGACTACGATAGCTAAAGAGATTTCGGATGCTATTGCAGCCCTCAAGGATGTATTTTTGTCAAAGACTACAGACGATACGGCCCAGGGCATTATCTCTTTTGTTAAGGGCCTGCACTCTGTAGGTGATGCCCTTTTTGACAATGGTATCAAGATCAACTCATATAGCATTGACAAATTAGGCAATGCCGTACTCAAATCCATCAAGGCTGATAGTGCTACATTAGGTGATGCCACTATCAACAGGATCATCGGTGATATTGTATTTTTAGCCAACGCAACATTTGATGAGGGCATCAAACTCGGGACGGATTATGCGATTGATGAAAACGGCAATGCCACCCTTAAATCCGTTAGTGCAGATAGTGCCACCATTGGCGATGCCTCCATCACCAACATCGTCTCCAACATATTATTTAAGCTTGGCGCAAGATTTAGCCAAGGCTTAAACATCGGCTCGGCTTATTCCATAGACGCTCTGGGTAATGCGGTTTTGGACAGTCTCAAATCATCAAATTTTGATGAGGCTGCACAAAGCGGTTTTTCCCTCACGCAAAACGGATTGTTGCTTAAAAACCTCACAGTCTGGGGTAAGGCAATTTTCCATGAGTTGGAGATCCGGAAAGTGTCATATACCGGTGGTGTGTTCATTTTTTCGCCTGCCGGTGGGACGATCTTTAGTGTCGTTGATAACGGTGACAGTTATAGGTGCTATCTATTGGCCGATGACGGAACGACCCAGACGACCAACCTTTTCGCGGTCGGAGACCAGGCCCTTTGCCAATCATTTAACATCAAAGCCGGGGTATACACAAATGTAAGCAACAAGCGCTATTGGCGCAAGATCGTTGCCGTATCGGATGACACGACACTATATGATGACGGCAAAGGCCATAAGTATGCCTGGGTGGATTTGTCAAAAACTGATTGTGAAGACACGACAAATGATGCGCCCTCCGCAAATGACGTGATCGTCACGCTGGGTAACGATAGCGACCCAACTCGACAAAATGCTATCATGCTCGATACTGTTGCAGACGGAGCGCCCATTTTCGCACTATACAAGGGCATCAATACTTATACGCTCGAGGGCAAGGATATTGTCGTGCTCTCACCTGCAAAAGTCAAGATCATTGCGACCGAACTCGAGACGATGAGCGCCTCCGGTGAGGTGACTAATGTTGCTGAGGCTATATCGACAGTCGACCAAAAGGCCGACAGTATCTCGCTATCTGTGACTCAGGCCAAGACGGACGCTGCCACAGATGCGACGACAAAAGCCAACAATGCTCTCTCATCCGCCAAGTCGTATGCCGATACCACATCGGCAAATGCAAAGAGTTCCGCCATCAGCACCGCTGCTAGTGACGCAACGGCAAAGGCCAATGCAGCCCAGGCAGCAGCCACAAGTGCTGCACAGGCATACACCGACATGTACAAGATTATCCCCTCAGGAGATTGGGTGATCGGTACGACCTATGCAAAAAACAGTCTCTTGAGACTATCCGGACAACTGTACCTCTCAAATGCTGCAACGAGCAGTTGCCCGATCGTATTGCTGACGGACGATCTCGGCAACCCCCTCGTTACCGATACCGGAGCATATATCCCTGCAACTGATGATAACGGCAAACTTATCGTCAACGCGGATTGGGACGAGTACACAAGTAATGAGTCCCTGGATGATTACACTCACTCGCAGGTCGAGATACTCAAGGACTCCATCAGCAGCAAGGTGGAGCAGACCGCATACGATGAGGAGACCAACACTCTTATGGAGTCCATCTCCGACGTCAATCAGAGGGCCGACAGTATCACCGCTGAGGTAAGTCAGGTCAAGACGGATGCATCATCCGATGCTACCGCCAAGGCAAATGCAGCACAGTCGGCTGCAATCAATGCTGCCGCTAGCGATGCGACAACAAAAGCCAATAATGCTCAGACCGCTGCAACAACCGCAGCAAAGACATATACCGACTCTCAGGTCACGATGCTATCTGACGAGATCAGCAGCAAGGTCAGCAAGACTGATTATGACAGCAACAACAACTCTATACAGACACAGTTGTCCGACATTGACCAAAAGGCGGACAGTATCTCTCTGTCTGTTACCCAGGCCAAGACGGACGCTGCCACAGATGCGACGACAAAAGCCAACAATGCTCTCTCATCCGCCAAGTCGTATGCCGATACCACATCGGCAAATGCAAAGAGTTCCGCCATCAGCACCGCTGCTAGTGACGCAACGGCAAAGGCCAATGCAGCCCAGGCAGCAGCCACAAGTGCTGCACAGGCATACACCGACATGTACAAGATTATCCCCTCAGGAGATTGGGTGATCGGTACGACCTATGCAAAAAACAGTCTCTTGAGACTATCCGGACAACTGTACCTCTCAAATGCTGCAACGAGCAGTTGCCCGATCGTATTGCTGACGGACGATCTCGGCAACCCCCTCGTTACCGATACCGGAGCATATATCCCTGCAACTGATGATAACGGCAAACTTATCGTCAACGCGGATTGGGACGAGTACACAAGTAATGAGTCCCTGGATGATTACACTCACTCGCAGGTCGAGATACTCAAGGACTCCATCAGCAGCAAGGTGGAGCAGACCGCATACGATGAGGAGACCAACACTCTTATGGAGTCCATCTCCGACGTCAATCAGAGGGCCGACAGTATCACCGCTGAGGTAAGTCAGGTCAAGACGGATGCATCATCCGATGCTACCGCCAAGGCAAATGCAGCACAGTCGGCTGCAATCAATGCTGCCGCTAGCGATGCGACAACAAAAGCCAATAATGCTCAGACCGCTGCAACAACCGCAGCAAAGACATATACCGACTCTCAGGTCACGATGCTATCTGACGAGATCAGCAGCAAGGTCAGCAAGACTGATTATGACAGCAACAACAACTCTATACAGACACAGTTGTCCGACATTGACCAAAAGGCGGACAGTATCTCTCTGTCTGTTACCCAGGCCAAGACGGATGCTGCAACGGATGCGACCAACAAAGCTAACGATGCAATCAATTCGGCTAATGGTTATACCGATTCCAAGACTAATGATATTATATCGGGATTAACTCGCACTAGCATTGATATTATAAGTGGGCTTATCAGCGCTAATTCTGATAACTTTGTAATCAAAAACAATGCAGGGGCAATTACATTTTCCGTTGACAAAGACGGTAATATTGTGGGTGCTGGAGGTGCTACATTCAGCGGTACTGTTGTTGCAACGGCTGGTAAGATTGGTAAATTTTCAATCGATGAATTTGGGCTTAGGTCTGATGTTGTCGGTGATGGAGGTGGAAATGTCTATATCGGAAACGCTAATCATAACGTACAGATTAACGCTGGTGCATCTCTGATTAGCGTCAGGGCAGACGGAGATACTGGCATTAGTGTATATACACAAGATACGGCCGGAATTGGCATCCGTATCACTGCACAGACGAGTGCTAGGGCTATATTGAGTTATGGAAGTGTGTACTTAGTATCAAGACGTACGGAAGGGACTTACATCAATAATCTAGCACAAGCAATAGTAGCAGTTACAACAGATTGTACGGTCGGTGATGATCCCTGCACAGCTACGCTGAACGGTCAGACTTATTTTCCTTCGCTCGTTATTACCAGACCAGCTCATACAATAACAGTTACCTTACCGTCAACACAGCTTGTGGACGGTCAAAGCTGTATGATAATGACTACAGGTAGTCAAATTTTCCTTAAATCGGATAGTGCTGGCGGTATGGATTATGCAGGAAATGGAGTGATAGCAATGGGAACAACTGTTGAAACGGCTAATCAGGATCTGTATATGTGTATCTATTATGCTGCAAACAGTAGATGGTATGTGCGTGATTTAAGACAATAATTTAAATATAAAATATTATGAAAGTAAATTTTGAAGTAGTTAAGTGTGAGAATGTAGAGGGAAAGACTATCATAGTCAATATTGCTAAGTCTCTCGGCGATACTATGTACCGTAAAGCCCTTACAAATGAAGAAATGACATTGGGGAAAGAAATTTACGGTAAAGGCGAAATCGAAGTCAACACAGCACGTGCCGAGTTGATTAAGAAATGTATCCTAAATAACGGAATATACCTCTACATACAGAGAGCAGTCATTCCGATCCTCGATAAGATCATCAAAGAGGACAGCGTTTTGGAAAAGGGAAAGAAGATTAAAAAATAATTTTAAAACAGAAAATCATGGCAAACTTAATTAATGTATCAGCAACAGAAACTTTGGTCAAAGGCACTTATCTATCGGACAAGTACAAATACAGTCTACAGTACACTCATTCGGAAGGCAAAGTGAAATCAATGAGAATTGAAGTTATGGATAAAGATAACAACACCTTTGCAGGCTCTGCAAACTTCTCGGACAACAACAATAGCGTGGTCGTAAGAGATCAGTCTATGTTATCCGCCATTACAGACGTAGTAACCAACATCTATAACGAGGCAGTTGCAAGTGTTGCTACACCTCCTGCACCTGCAACACCTGCAGAGCCAACGGATTCGGATAAGCCTGCTGATCCAACAGAGCCATCTGATTCGACCGATACAACAGAAGCAACAGATCCTAAAGAACCTAAAGATTAAAGAATTATGGCAGATACAACAACAGGCAAAGGTTTTACCAAGGAAGCTAGCCTTACTCCAGTTACAACGTTCGGTGATACTGACTTGGTGAGGTTGGTGGTTGGCGGAAAGTCAACATCAATTAAAAAATCAGACTTAATTAAGGTTGTCAGAGAGGCTTTGATAGATGCATCGGCAGAGGTTACCACCCTGTCGACAGGACAGAAACTGGTGATGGCGGACACAGACAAAAGCGGAAAGCTAGTTACTCCGCAAAATCTACAGACCTCGTTACTCGGAGGACATACCCTGAGCATGATGGAGGACGGAGTTTTTGTCATGTTCCATCGTGCGTCCGACAATTACCCTTTGATGGTCAAACCCTACAAGTGGAAATCCTACGAAAATTCGGGAGAAATTGCGGACGGAGTGGCCATTGTCGAGGGCGGTCACGTGCTGGTTGTAGCCCCGACAGAATCACCCACGACACTTTTGTGGTCATCCGCTGCAATAACAGGCGGTGGAACGAGCACAGGCGACAGGGTGGCAGCGATGAACGATTGGAACGGAAAGGCAAATACCGCAGCGCAGATTGCAGCGTCTACCGCAAATGCAGTAACCAACACCGCAAGTTACGCCCCCGGCTTTTGCAACTTATATAGTAGGACAAATTCAAAGGGTGCAGGGCTGACGACAGGAAAATGGTGGCTACCCTCCGTTGCCGAATGGATGATGGTATACGCCAACATGGTTAAGGTCAATTATGCGCTAAGTCTCATCTCGGGTGCAACACAGTTGGCAGAAGCTTGGTATTGGACTTCAACGGAAAACGGCAGTTCTACCGCTTGGTTTCTGTACCTCATCGATGGCTACCTCAACTACTGGCGCACTAAGGCGAGCAACTCAGGTCACGTTAGGGCAGTCTCAGCATTTATTTCGTAGTCAGTGGTCAATGGTTCTTTAGCCGCACTTTAAGGTGCGGCGTTATAAATTAAAAAATGGCAAACAAACTCAAACTTGCATCAAGGACGAGAATCTACATCGACATGAGGCATTTGCTCGATGAAATCCTCGACATCACAGTCAATTTTCCACGTGCGTACAAGTACACCATAGGCGGGAAAATGCACGACATCTCAATCAACCTCCTTTTGCTCGTTACGAAAGCATACATGGAAAAACCGCTTTCCGTCAGAATTGGGGCGCTGACTGATTTTCAGGTGTCGTTCGAGGTGCTCAAGACCCTTGTTCGGATTGCAGGCGAGAGAAAGTGGATAAGTTTAGGGCGGCACGCACATATCTCCGAGATGATGGAATCAATTGGAAGACAGAGCACAGCATGGAAGAGTTCGCTCATCAGCGTGGGCGAAAAATGCGGGAACCGGACAAGCCAAGGCTGACCGGGTGTGTTGCTTCCGACAAATGGGCTATATACCGTCATTCACGGTTAAGGGCAAGACAATATAGCATATAGGCAGTTCTAACGCTTGGAATCTGTACCTCAACGATGGCAACCTCAACAACTGGAACACTAAGGCGAGCAACTCAGGTCACGTTAGGGCAGTCTCAGCACTTTTGAAAGCAAGCAAAAAATGATAAACCTTGAGAATCTCCTGCAAGCGTATTTCGTCTGCCGCAGAGGAAAGCGGAGAACAGCGAGCGCAATAGAATACGAAATGGACTATGTGCCGAAACTCATAGAGTTAAGGGACAGAGTAAACTGTAGGACTTATGCTCCGGGCAAGTCAATCTGTTTTGTGGTCACACGGCCACGTTATCGGGAAGTGTTTGCCGCCGCTTTTGAAGACAGAATCATCCATCATTACATTGCCATCAGGCTAGAACCGCTATTCGAGCGTGCGTTCAACGACAGAACTTTTAATTGCCGAAAGGACAAGGGACAGTTGTACGGAGTTGAATGTCTTAAAAACGACATGAGGGAGTGCAGCCGCGACTACAAGACGGACTGTTATTGCATGACGCTCGACATCAAGGGATTTTTCATGTCGATTGGCAAATCCATTATGGCATCCATGATAGACGATTTCGTTGTCAGCAACTATAACGGAGAGGACAAGGAGGATTTGAGATTTTTGTGCAAGGCGGTCATCATGCACGAGCCGCAGAAAAATTGCATCAGAAAAAGCCCGGATAGTCTTTGGAGTCACATTCCAAAGGAAAAGTCGCTTTTTACAAACGGCAAAGGCAAGGGGCTTGCAATCGGAAATCTGTTTTCGCAGCTATTTGCGAACTTTTACCTTAACAGAATTGATTGGCTTATCGAAAAGTACGGAACGAAATACCATGGAAGATACGTTGATGATATGTATTGCATTTCGACCGACAAGGAACGGCTTTTAAATCTCGTTCCGATAATCAGGAAAGAGTTATCGGCTATCGGGCTAAGGTTGAATACGAAGAAATTTTATTTCCAGCACTGCTCCAAGGGCGTGCCGTTCACAGGCGCCGTAGTCAAGCCTGGGAGAGTGTATGCCATGAACAGAACAATCGGCAATCTGAGGAGCGCCATAGGGGCACTCAACCATGCAAAGGCAATAGGAGAAATCAAGAAATGCGTCAATAGCATTAACTCGTATCTCGGATTGCTCGGTCATTACAATGAATATGCCAACAGACGGAAAGTGCTCGACATGATAGATGATAGGCTTTTTAACTATATCTACATCAAGGGGCATTATAAATGCCTGGCTTTGCGTGACGAATATAAGACAAGGACACAGATTATAAGGAGGATAGCAAATGGAGAGCTCTAGTGACATCGACATCGAGACGGACGTGCTCGATATGGATTTTGTCGACTATCTAAAATCAAAATATTTTGTCGAGATTTGGAAAAGTGGTGGCAAGATACACATCAGACTGTCATAATTTGCCACCTAAATCATGCATCCTCATGTAATAGTAAAGAGATATAAATTATAAAAATATGGGAAAGCTAATTACAATCCAAACTCAACAGACGCTGATTACTGGAGACTACAAATCAGCAACCAACGATTATGCCATCCAGTATACGTATACAGACGGCCAACTGAAGACATTCCGCGTCACCATTACCGACCTTAACGGTGTCTTTGCAGGAAACGCCAACTATGACGGTACGAGCAATACTATTGCAGTCAAGGACCCCACGACCCTCCCTGCAATCGCAGACGTGATCAACAGTCTCTATGCTGAGGCTAATGCAAACATCACCCCTGCACCGGCATCCGATCCTGATCCTGCATCCGGCACAGAGTCAAATGCAACATCCACGACCGCCCCTGATCCTACCGCAGACCCTGACCCTGATGCAACAACCTCAAAATGATGGGATGATGGACAAGACGCTACGCAATACATTTATCGCGGTCATGGTGCCGGTCATCGTCTCCAGCATCTTTGCCTGGTCACATACCAACTCCCGCATCTCGATCCTTGAGGTCGAGGTGCAAAACGATCATCAGACCCTGATGGACAATCAAGGAAAATCCGACAAAAACATGAAAGAGCTGATGGACAAAATAAATGACATCCAAATCAAGGTGACGCAGTTAAATGACAATAAAGCGGACAAATAAGATGAGCAACTTTTTTAAGGATCTGATCGTGTCGGACTCCGGTGTATCGTCCAAGGCATTTTTTCTAGTCGCCGTTACGGTAATCGGGTGTCTGATGTTGCTGGCCGGAGCGTTTGTTTTGGTCTACGAGGTGATCAAGACCGGCACGATACATACCGACCTCAGGGGGTTGGCGACATACATAACGGCCATATCCGCCCTGTTTGCCACCGCAGGACTGACAAAAGCCGTTGGCGAGAGAAATGAACGTAAAAGATATAACGATGATGAGACTAAGAAGTGAATTATTAATCCTGATGACGGCAGTTGTGCTACTGTCGTTGTCAGGTTGCAGGACGTCACGGCTTGCCGAAAAGCAGACGGCCGTAAGAGATACTGTTGTCGTGACCAACTCTGTAAAGGCAAACGTGGACTCCCTGAGTGAGAGATCATCAGACAAGGCCAATGACTCTACCGTCGACAAGATACATGAGGTCATCCAAATCGGTCCGGACGGCAAGGTGCTCTCGCACACCATCGACCATACGAGGGAGGCTTATCAGTCACATACGGCCAATAAGGCTACCGACCATAACAGTACGGACCGGCAAACACTCGCCAAGACCGATACTGTGCACGTTGACCATACCGCTTATGTCACCAAGTCCAATCCGACAAAAACAGTCAAGAGTACACCTGCAATATACAAGGTCGCCCTGGCGTTTACGATCGTCGTGATTTTGGGAGTCTTGGCATGGCTGACCATTAAGTTTAATTTGATAGACAAAATTAAGAAGATTGTAGGTAAATGATAACGGAAAAGAAATTAAAGCAGATCGCTCCAAATATTCAGGATGACAAAATCAAGTTGTACGTTCCGATTCTTAACAAGTGGATGCCGTACTACAGCATCGCTAACCCCCTGCGGCAGGCTGCGTTTTTGGCGCAGATCCTCCATGAGACCGCAGGGCTAAAGTACACTAAGGAAATAGCATCCGGTGCGGCTTATGATACCGGCAAGTTGGCCGAAAAACTCGGAAACACCCCCGAAAAGGACGGAGACGGTCAAAAGTATAAAGGGCGCGGCGCTATACAGATCACAGGCAAGGACAATTACATCGAGGTCTCCAGGGCGTTGGGGATTGACTTTGTGGACCATCCCGAACTGCTCGAGCAGCCCGACTATGCAATACGGTCCGCGTGCTGGTGGTGGTGGAAGCATGGACTCAATAGGTTAGCCGATTATGGGAGTTTCCGCGCAATCACCAAGGTAATCAACGGTGGCTACAACGGTTATTATGACAGACTCGAGTATTATAATAGGGCAAAACAGTACATATAATCAATCAATTTTTATCCATATGAAATCTTTAATTTTATTTTAATTATTTACATTCAAAGCCTCGGTCAGCGATGATAGAGGCTTTTTTATTTGATATTTTCACGATCAAACAAAAAATATTCGTATCTTTGCATCGATTATTTTATTAGACTGTCGGCCTTTTGCCGGGAGTCTAATTGCAGATGGTTGCCCACAGCAGTGATGCTCTGGGCAATTTTTTGTTGATTTTAGCCTTAATCCTTAAAAAGAGTTAAAAACAAGTGCAACTATCAAAAATAGTAGCACCAAATGTTGCATGATAAGAAAAAAGTCCGTATATTTGCAAGTAGAAACAATGAAGATAATAACACTAAAAAAAATTACGATTATGAAGAAGGTATTTATTATAGAAGGTGTAAAGGTAGATTTTACCGACAGTGATGCTGTTACTGTAAATGGCGAAAAATACACAATGGGTGTTAGCGATTACGCTGAGGGAATGCTTGGGTTAGAAGATTATGAAAAGTATGAAATTTTTCATAAGAGCAATAAAGACGGGAAGTGGAAAGTGTACGGATTAGACAAAAATTATACCCCGTTTTTGAAATATTAAAAGCATACGTAAATAAAAAAATAACCAATAAAAAATAACGATT